GAGATATATGTCTAACCCATCTAATTTATATGCAGAAAAAATTTACTCAGAGCACCCTCTGGTACTTTGGGCACTAGACGATCAAGCAGATTATGTAAGTTTAATTACTGAGGCAAAAAGAAATATAGTATCTTTTCCTTGGGCTACTACATCATGTACGCTAAGTTCAGGATCAGCAATTACTGACGAACCTTTTCCTGATAGTCCTACAAGCATAGTGTCTTGCAATGTTCCAGCAGGGGCATCTGGGGAATCAATTATATTGAGTCCAGATATTGAGAATTTCCAAAACCTTAATACAACGCTAGGAACATTTTCTATTGGTTCTTATTTTTATATTGATAGTTTATACATTGATTCTATTTCTATTGGATACGAGTATACAGATACTACTACTCTACAAGTAGTTCAAAAGTTTAAAGATTTTACAAATCTATCATATCAGTCTTGGTCTTTTATGTCAGCAACCTTTGAGATCCCTGAAGAAAATACTAATTTTAAAATAATTATAAAAATATTAAAATCTTCAGGTGGTGCAACATCAGATGACTATAAAGTTTACTTTAATGGAATAACCGCAGGACAATGGTCTGAGGAATTTCATAAAGAATCTTTAGGAGTTACACCAGAATCTTTTCCAGCAACAATTGCAATTAATACAACAGATACTGTAATTCCAGCTGCAGCCTATGGAGTATCTAGCAATACCGCATATTATTTGGTAAAGGATAGCGCTCTTCTTGCAAAAAATACAAGTATTCCCTTAGTGTTTGGTGCTTCTGGGTTAACCAAGATTATTCCAAATACATCAAATAAACCTTCATTAATATTTCCAGGTCAAGGATTTTTAAATAAATCTGGGCAGCATAAAGAATACACAGTAGAGTTTTGGGCAAGAATAATTGCAGACTCTCCAGATCCAAAAAGAATATTTGGACCCATTGCTTCAGCGGATGGACTGTATGTAGATTCAGGGTTTTTAACTTTAGTTATTGGTGGAAAATCTAATTCTCACTTTGTTGGTGAATGGTTTAGGCCAATGCTTATACATATTAGATTAATTAAGAATTCCGTGACGGTATTGTTAAATGGAGAACAAGTAATAGAAATTGCTATTGATACCACATCTCTATCATTACCAGACTTACTAAATGCACAGCTAAAAAGCCAAGACTGGCTTGGATTTTATGCATACGAGAATGTAAGTTTGATTGAAGTAGACTGTCTTGCCATATACTCTTACCAAGTTTCTGTAACTGTTGCTAAACGTAGATGGGTTTATGGCCAAGCTGTATCTTCAGCACAGTCTATTAACTCATCCTATGGTGGAACTTCTGCTTTTATAGATTATTCATTTTCAAACTATACCGCAAACTATAACTATCCAAGCTTTGCACAATGGCAGCAGGGAAGTTTTGATAACCTAGAAACAACTTCTCTAGAGTTAACTACACCATCTTATAGTTTGCCAAACATATTTTTAGATACTAAAACTTTAGATGATTTGTATACTGACTGTAAAGCAATACAGACAGATCAAGAATCTGGAGCATTTCCACACAAGTTTTTAACATTTAGACCAAACTCAACTTGGAGTGGACTAGGAACATATCTAAACTTTCCAAAATTAAATATTTTAAATGATAAGGTTAAGTCTATTTATGGGGTATTTGGCAGTAATGTACTATTGCTTGATGCAGAATACTACAACACTTCTCCAGCAGACTATATTGAAGCAGGATATTATAATACTACCAGCTGGACAGAATTTTTTGATGCTGGAAATCCAGGAACTAATCAAACATTAATTAAAATTTATAATACGCTAACAGGTGATTTTTTTATTGTTAGACTTAATGAAACCGTTATTGAGTATGTTTTAAATTATAATAAAGAAGAACAAATAGTGTATACAACAGAAAACATTGAGTCTGAACAACTTTTTGCAGTTGGAATTAATATTGATGATTTGTCTAATGTTTTTGGAGGCAATGTTTCAGCATTCTTTGGTAATGTAAATGGACTAAAAGTCTATGTTGCGGGAGACGAAGAAACATCTAACTCATTCTTTGGAAAAATTTACTCATTAGGATTTACAACAGAGCTTAATCATAAATCAATATCAAACTATTTTAATGAATACGGTGTTGTTAAATTTGATGATTTATCTGCCCCTGGAGTAACAGAAGAAACTAATGCTATTGCTCTTATAAATCATTTAGCCAGCTATACCCTGTTGCCAACAGAAGCATACGATGAATTCTTTCTTGATATTGGAGTATCTGGACACTGGCAAGACTACCTTCCCCTTTCTTATTTTGCTAAATATGTTAATAACGCACAAGGGGCTTCTTACTATGATTTAGATTTTTTACAGTTTAACCTTGGGTATCCATCGCCATCTAAACTACTAGAAAAAGAAACTAACTCTTCTTGGACATATGAAGATTTAAAGGAAGAATATTCAGCACCTATTCAGCAAACCTATTATCAAATAGATAATAGCCTTATTACTGGATGGAATGACTATGAAGATTTATCTCAAAAGGCATTAAAGTACTACGAATATGATACCTCAGAATCTTTTGTTAAAAGCTATGTTACTTTTCAATATATAGCAGATGGAGCAAATGCTCTTGATGAAACCTTTAATATTAATGTTCCAGCCAAAGAAGGATCAATTATTGATATTGATAACTACCCAGACTGGGCTGCTAGTAAATTTGAAATTGTAGATAATACAATTATTTATCCTAGCAAGTCTGTAGATTTCAATGACTTAGCAGTTGTATATTCTATTGAGTTTAATGTGCGTGGAATTATTAATAGACCAATTAAAATTAAAGAATTAGAGATAGCTTCGCAAGCATTGAGTGATAATGCCTTTAACTCGGTAGGTACTAGGTTTGGAGTTGATCTAGTGCCATACAAAAAATCTGGAATTTATTTTGACTATAAGTCAAAAAATCCTTTTAGTATTTATAAGTCAAGCACACCATACCTTTATTTAACAAAAAATTCTGGAATAGAGGTTCGTGGGGACTTTAACTTTGAAACAAATCGTGGCATTGCTATGCCAATTAATAAAGAATTGTCAGATGAATATCGTGTAAGCTCAATGCAAGCCTGGATGTTCGCAAATCAAGATTTTTTTTCTGCTTCACCAATTGAAATCTTTGAAATTAAATACAAAGAAGATATTATTAAATTTTACATGGTTGCAGACAGTCCATCTGGATCAAGAGCTAAAATATATGCAACCAGTAGCTTAACTGGAACAGAATATACAGGGCTAACGTATTTCTGGAACGGCATATCAGTTCAAAATCCAGTTATTACAATAAAAGAATGGGGATCCCTAGGATTGCAGTTCTCATCTGCACTAAACTTTGACCTATACACTGGTGCAATTAATCTAAATGGTCCAATACTGTTTAATAATATATCTTTCTACCAGGCAAACAATTTACAGACAATACAGAGCATTGTTACTAGGCCTTGGCAAAAGGTTGAAATTGAAAATGAATGGACATATTGGAGCGAGAACTTTAGCTGGCAAGAGGCTCTAGTTGTCTCAAGCTCAGAACTATACGGAGTCAACCCAACAGATGTTTATAAAAATTACCTAGGAACTAATAAGATTATCATTGATGATAATGAGGGTATGACGTTTGATTCTAATCAAATAAAGATATATACTGATACTACATGGGAAACAAAGACCCTCTTGCCAGTCTAATATGGTATACTTGAGGTTATGGATTCATTAATAAACCCAAAAACTGGTAAACCTATTGTCAACAACGTACGCAGAAAAGTCATTGATAAGCATTATGACTGGGGACTTTATGTATATAAGAAATCAACAGGTAAATGGTTTACAGACGGATCAGGCTCAGTTTTAAACATACCTGCACAAAAAGGTGACATAAGTAAGATTGCCGAGCTAAAAAGAGAAGCAATCGCTTGTGGAGATGATGGTCAAGGTACGGCAGTCTTTGTTCCTGGATTGACAAGGGTAACAGAAGAAGAATATTCAGAGCAAAAGGATAGAATGAAGCAAGGATTAATTCCTTCTTTGAATGATCTTGGTGCTATTGATGCAGCACAGAAAACTTTAAGGATGTATGGCGATGAGGGATAATTCTGATTACGTTAGTGCAAAACTAAATACACAAGAAGAAGAAGAAAACATCTTCTATGCCCAAGACCCATTTAATAAAACATGGGATGATCTAAAAGACCTTGGTGGTATTAATCAAAACTTTAAAAGAAGAACTGTCAGGCTTTTAAACAAAGCTGCTGAAATGACTCCAGCATACCTAGACTCAGCAAATGCTCAGTCATCTGGAATAGATGGTACTGGAACAAAGGGTATTAATCCTGGAACAGTATACCGAAATGGATATGGTCTATTTGATATTATTACTCCACCATATAACATGTATGAGCTAGCAAACTTTTACGATACATCTTTTGCTAACCATGCTGCTATTGATGCTAAGGTAGAAAATGTTGTAGGTCTTGGATACCGTTTTGATATTTCAGACAGAACATCTTTGCGCCTTGAAACTTCAAGTGATGAGCAAGCCTCTTCTCGTGCTCGCAAGAGAATTGAGCGCATGAAGATTGAACTTCGTGATTGGCTAGAGAATTTAAATGATGATGACTCATTTACAAAGACTATGGAAAAGGTTTATATAGACTTAGAGGCAACAGGAAATGGTTTCATTGAAATAGGAAGAACTGTTGAAGGCGACATCGGATACCTAGGTCATATTCCAGCGACCACTGTTCGTGTTCGTAGACTAAACGATGGCTTCCTTCAGATTATTGGTCAGCAAGTAGTTTACTTTAGAAACTTTGGGGCTAAGAACCAGAACCCAGTTACTGTAGATACTAGACCAAATGAGATTATTCATTTAAAGCAATACTCACCATTGAATACATTTTATGGTGTACCAGACATTGTTGCTGCTTTCCCATCTTTGATTGGTGACAAGTTAGCATCACAATACAATATTGACTACTTTGAAAATAAAGCGGTACCACGATATATCATCACTCTAAAGGGTGCCAAGCTAAGTGCAGATGCAGAAGATAATATGTTTAGATTCTTGCAGACTGGACTAAAATCTCAATCCCATAGAACTTTGTATATACCACTTCCTGGCGATACAGATCAAAACAAGGTTGAGTTTAAGATGGAGCCAATTGAAAATGGTATTCAAGACGGATCATTTAAAGAATATAGAAAGCAAAATCGTGATGATATCCTAATTGCCCATCAGGTTCCAATTTCTAAACTTGGTGGCTCTGACTCTGGTATCGCAGCAGCTTTGTCTCAAGATCGCACATTCAAAGAACAAGTTTCACGACCAGCACAACATCATCTTGAAAAGATTATCAATAAGATCATCAAAGAAAAAACAGATATTCTAGAGTTAAGGTTTAATGAGCTAACTCTTACAGATGAAATTGCTCAATCTCAAATTCTTGAACGTCTTGTTAAGACTCAGATCATGATGCCAAATGAGGCTAGAGAAGCTCTTGATCTTCCACAAACTAAAGACGGAGATACACCTTTTGTAATGTCTCCAGGACAAGCAAATGATGCTCAATCAAATGCAACTTCAAATCGTCAACGGGATACAGAAAGAGTCAATAACCAGTCAGATGGCCCAGCAACTATTGCTGGAAGAAATCCTAAAGGTGAAGGAAGATCATCTCAATAATTGAGAAAACTCATAAATGTTTGGTATAATAGATAAGCTATGAATATAAATAAAGCTTCCTGGGTTACCGACGGAGACAACGTTCGTCTATCAATGCCTTTTGGCAAGGTAGATCAAGAACGAAGACTTGTTTCAGGTTTTGCCTCTCTAGACAATGTTGACAAACAAATGGACATTGTAACTACCGAAGCTAGCATGAGTGCTTTTGCAAAATTTCGTGGGAACATTAGAGAAATGCACCAACCATCTGCTGTTGGCAAAATGATCTCATTTAAAGAAGAAAAATATTTTGATCCAGAATCAAAGAAGTTTTATAAGGGAGTATACGTCTCTACCTATATTTCTAAGGGTGCCCAAGATGCTTGGGAAAAAGTTCTTGATGGTACATACACTGGTTTTTCAATCGGGGGACGAATGAACAAGTGGGATGACGCATATGATGATACAATGGAAAAGCAAATTAGAATTATCAAGGACTATGACCTTATTGAGCTATCTCTTGTTGATAGTCCAGCAAACCAATTTGCTAGCATTATGTCAGTTGAGAAGGTTGATGGTGTAGATATGATTAAAGCAGATAACACTGTTTTAGAAAATGTATTCTATGACAAAGAGTCTGGATTAGTTATTGTTTCTGAAGAAGAGACACAAGTAAGTCCTGCAACTGGACAAGAAATGAAGAACATTGGTTTTGTTGAAAAAGATGATTTAGAAAAAGCAAATATGATAAAGTTCTTAGTTGATAGTGCTAAAGGCATTAGTACAATTAAGATTACTAAGGAGGTAAATCCAATGACAGAAGCAACAGAAGTAGCAGTCGAATCTGCAGTTGAAGAAGTTGAGGTTACTCCAGAGGCACAGCCAGCAGTTGTTCAAGAAACACCTGCAGTAGTTGAGGAAGCACCAGCAGCTGAAAAAGCTCTTGCTGTAGAATCATCTGATGGTAGTGCAGAGTCTCCAGTTGCACCTGCAGCTGAGACTGTAGAGAATACTGCAGACAAGGCAGATAGCCTTGATGCAAATGCAACAGCATCTAATGAAGAAATTGCTAAAGCAGTTTCAGACATTAAGGATTCTCTAACTAATGCCTTTGGCGATCTCGCTTCAACTGTAAAATCTTTACATGAGCAGATTATGACACTAAGTAAGTCTCTTGAATCCGTAACTAGTGAGGTTAAGGAAGTTAAGGGAACATTTGATGAGTTTGGCAAGCGAGTGGATGACGTAGTAGCAGACACAGCTTTCCGCAAGTCTGGCGATCTAGGCGAGATCGTACAGTTCGAACCACTTAAGGTTCAAAAATCCCTATGGGGCGGTCGTTTCCTCACATCAACCGACCTATTCAACTAAGATATAAAATCACTAGGAGGTGAACAATATGTCGGAACAAGAAACAAATATAGAAAAGAACTACCCAGGATCTGGTGGCAGCGGAGCAGAGATTAACTCTCAAGGCGCAACAGTATCTGGTGGTATTGGTGGTGCAACTGCCCGTGATGCAAATGGTAACGTAGATCCAGCTACATCACTCGGTAACACAGCAACAGCTAACTTCGGTGTCACAACTGGACCTAACGCTGTTAATCCAACTGGAACATCAGGTGGTATTTTAGCACCAGAGCAAGCTCGTCGCTTCATCGACTACGTGTGGGATGGAACAGTTCTCGCCAAAGATGGTCGTAAAGTTACAATGCGAGCAAACACAATGGAAATCGAGAAGGTTAACGTTGGAGAGCGTGTAATCCGTGCTGCTGCTCAAGGTAGCCCAAACTACACAAACGCTGGCGCAACATTCTCAAAGGTAGAACTAACAACCAAAAAGATTCGTCTTGACTGGGAAGTTTCTACAGAATCACTAGAAGACAATATTGAAGGCGGTGCTCTTGAAGATCACCTAGTTCGTCTTATGACAAACGCTTTCGCTAATGATATTGAAGATCTAGCAATTAACGGCGACGGCTCAACTGGCGACTTCCTTTCAATCATGGACGGATTCGTTAATCGTGTACAAACTGAAGACTCTCACGAAGCAGTCACAGTTATCAGCGACAACAACTGGACAACCGCTGCTATGCAAGATATCATCTTGGCTTTGCCACGTAAGTATCGTGCACTAAAGGCTGGTCTAAAGTTCTATGCTGGTACAGATGTTTTCCAAAGCATCGTTAAGAACAACGGTACACTTGCTGATGCAATCGCAGAAGCATTTTCACCAATCGCTGCTGGTACACCAGCAAACCGTCAATCATACCTAGATGGCGGAGCACAGACATTCGGTGGTGCTCGCACTACTCGTGTTCTAGGCATTGATGTTATGGAAGTTCCTTACTACCCTGCAGGATATGTCGACTTGACATTCCCACAGAACCGTGTATGGGGATTCCAACGTGACATCACTGTTAACCGTGAATACAAGCCAAAGAAGGACACAATTGAATACACAGTATTCGTCCGCTTTGGTATTCAATGGGAAGAACTAGATGCAGTTGCATACCATGACATTTCAGATTCATAATCTGTAGTCAACCTAGAGGGGGAGTAGAGTAACATCTGCTCCCCCTTCTTCATATTCTGGTATAATTTAGTCAGGAGGGAATGCTTTGAACATTGATAATTTATTAAATAAAACAGTTTTTGAATTAAAGTCGTATGCTAAAACTAACGGTATTCCTTTGGGGGACGCAAAAAAGAAAGTTGATATACTCTCAACAATTGAAGCATTTACTCCATCTAGTGTTATAACAGAAAACATTAAAGAAGAATACGATAAAGTAGCCCTATACTCAAAAAGAAATATACATTGGTCTGAAATTGGAAACCTCAAGATTGGATACAATATTGTGTCTAAAGATCAAGCAAAAGTTATGTCTACCCATAAGGCTGTGCGTGTTGCATCTCCTGAAGAGGTAGCAAGTTACTATGGTAAATAATGCAACTACTACGTAAAGCTCCATATCCACTATCTATATCGTATACCGTTCCAGATAGCCTTACAGACTATATTCTAGTCATTAGAGATATGTCTGAGCAGACAGAGCTTGAAGAGTCTGTTACATCTACATCTGGGTCTTTAGTTACCTATTCCCTTACTGGAGATTTTACAAAGTATGATAAATCCTATGCCCTTACAATTTATGAAGACCTAACCGATTCTGGAGCTGAGATAGTTTATGGAGATGTTGTTGTAGAGGATAATTTAGATATTCAAAGACCATACGTTGACCCAGAAACACTTGGAACCACAGCTACAGAAATTGCTCAGTATAAAGAATATGAAAATTTAGCCAGACTTATTATCGACTCAGTAACTGGTGGATTCTATTATAATAGAACATACCTAGAGGTTGTTGGTCAGGGTACTGACTATATGCCACTTTGGAAAAAAACAGAAAAACTTTTAAAGGTGTACGAGAATACGGTATTAGTATATGACTTATCAGAATCACCAGCAGCTCTTGGATCATTTAATTATGTAATTACAAAAGATAGAACATCAATTACAAAAGATCCAGTACTAGACGAAGGTGAAATAAATCGTGCAGAAAGAAAACCTGCGAGAATTCCATTAGCACCATCAGACTCATACAATGTTTTTGATACAGAAGATAGTGGTTTAGTTCAAACCATTTCTGCAGGAGTTGGTTTTGCCGAGGGCACCGATTATATATTCCAACTAGAAACAGGATATAAGGTAGTACCATACGATATCCAAGATGCAACAAAGATTCTTATTGAAGATATTAAGTGTGGAAAGCTAGACTATTACAAGAGGTTTGTCAAGAGATATGAGACAGATCAGTTCCAGATTGAATACGATAAGCGACTAATTGATGGTACTGGAAACCTATTAGTTGATAAGATTTTAGATAAATACAAAACCTCAATAACTCGTCCTGGGATTTTATAATGTTAGTATGTGAAGAAAATGACTTCATGTACCCTATGAGAGCTGATATTTATTATCCAATCATAACTCAAAATGACTATGGTCAAGCAAACAAAGAGTGGGTATTTGATAGAACAATTGTATGTAACGCAACCTCTGTTGGAGGAAACGGTACTGAAGATATCAGACCAGAAGTATTCCTTCAGTATGAAAATAAGCTCATTGCTCGAAGCAAGTCTGACATAAGAACATCATCTACAAATACTCTAAATGCTGCAACCAATATATTGATTACTAATATTAGAGATATTCATGATAATCTTATTTATACCGAAAGTGCTGGGCCAAGAGCAGGTCGTGGAACTATCTATGAACTAGGAACCTTTGATCCATTTAGTGGACCATTTGGAGATGTTGAATTCTTTAAGATGCTGTGGCGTAGGACTGAAAACCAAAGCGTTGGTGACTAATGAAAATTTCTACAAACACTAAAAGCTTTACAAAACAAATGAACAACATAGTTAATTATTCTTTTGGATTTTTAGACGGGGTTGAAAAAGGAAAAAGCGTATTCTTAAACAACTTAGGTCACGGAGTATTAACAGCGTTATATGATTACATTGATGCAAGTGCTAGATCTAATCCAAGAGCAATGCACCATATCTATGAATGGATGCAAACTGGTAGCCCAGAGGCAAGACTATACGACTTAAGTTATACAGTAAGTAACTTAGGCCTTAGCTTTAAATCAAAGTTTACGCAGTCACAATCATTTTCAAGAGATTCTAATACTCCATTTTATGATAAAGCAAGAATAATGGAACAGGGAATTCCAGTTAAAATTGCTCCAGTTAGATCTGATGTTCTTGTATTTGATATAAATGGAGAAACCGTATTTACTAAAAAAGAAGTAACAGTTCAAAATCCAGGTGGTACTGAAGTTGTTGGATCATTTGAAAGAGCTGTTGATGAATTCATGTTAGGGTATTTTAAACAATCATTTATAAGAGCTTCAGGATTGTATGATTATATAAGTAAGCCAATTATTTATAAAGCAAATGTAGCAGCTGGATCTAGAATGGGAAGAGCAAAAGGCGTAGATACTGGATTTAAATGGATTGCTAACGCAAGGGTTGGGGTATAATAAGGACATGGCTACAATATCTCAAACAGGATTTCCACCCCAGTATATTAATAAGTATATACAGGCACAGCTGGAAGAGTTTGGTATTTTGACGGGGGCAGAACAATTTGACCCTATAGTTCCAGTAACCCCTACAAACATAGAAGAGTTATACGGAAACTATGTAGGCGCTCCTGGGCAGGTAAATCCACTACTAATTGTTTATGATAGATTAGCTCGGTATAGACCAAAATCATTTTACAGACATAAAAGAGAACAGCTCATTTATACCATTCATTCAAGCAGCCTAACAACTGCAAATGATGTGGTTAGGGTAATCTCAGAAGCCCTTGACCGTGAAGATGCTTCAGCCCAAGATGTTAATAAGTGGATAAAGGATAATCTACCAGATGACAACAAAAATGTATTTTTTCATAGATTTAAAGCTTTTCAGATTGACGAAACAAGAGACTTGCTAGAGCTATCATCAGCAAGACTTTCGGCAGTAAACAAGATAGTTATTGAATATGACTACCACACTACTGGTGCGTTTTACACTTAAAAATGCTGTTATAATTATCATGAGGAAACAAACGCCAAACAATTTAATATCTATTCATCTAGAATAAGAAAGAGGTAACCATGTCATATAGCCGTGGAAGTTCAACTAATATCATCGTTGGAGCAGCTGCACTATTCGTTGCAGACACAACTTTGACCCCATCAACACTAGAATCATTTAGCACCGAAGTATCATTCAGAGAGACTCTCTCAAATGATGCAGCTTATACTAATGTTGGTTATACAATGAACGGTCTTGAAATGCAGTTCCAACCTGACTTCGGTGAAGTTCAAGTTGACCAGATTCTTGACGTTGCTAAGCTTTACAAGCAAGGAATGCAAGTTAACCTTGCAACAGCCTTTGCTGAAGCTACACTTGAAAACTTGCTACTAGCACTTGCTTTTAGCGATGACCAACTAACTGGAACAAAGCTAAGCCACACAGGACGGGTATTAAACCTTTCTGCAGGTGAACTTGGCGAATGTCCAGTAGAGCGTGGAATTGTTGCTGTCGGACCAGGAACAGGTGATTGTGTCACATCTGCAGATGTAGAGCGTGTTTACACAGCATACCGTGCCTTGTCAATCGAGAACGTAACAGTTTCTGCAAAGCGTGACGAAGCTTCAATGTTTGAAGTTTCATTCCGTCTACTTCCAGAGGATGCATCTGGCTCATATGGTAAGATCGTTGATCGTACCTTCGGAGACTCATTGTCTTAATTATTAAGCAAGCAGCATGGCCCATCTCTTCGGAGGTGGGCTTTTCTGTTTTATGGTAGAATAGAAGTTCAATGGCAACTAAAGTATATAAGACTGAAAATGTTCATTTATTTAATGGGACAGAGCTAGAAATATCTCCACTTAAGATCAAGTATCTTAGAGAGTTCATGGTGGCATTTGATGATATTAAAAATGCCAAAAATGATGATGAGGCTATTGGTACCCTTGTAGAATGTGTAAGAGTTTGCATGAAACAATATTGTCCTGAGATATCTAAAACAGTAGAAGATGTAGAAGACAATGTTGACATGCCAACAATATATAAGGTACTAGACATATCTGCTGGGATTAAGATAAATAAAAAATCTGAAGAACCTGTAAAGAACCAAGCAGAAAAAAGTGGGGAAACCTGGGATACATTAGACTTAGCTAAACTAGAGTCTGAAGTATTTTTGCTGGGTATATGGAAAGATTACGAAGAACTAGAAAGATCTCTATCTATGTCAGAACTAATGATTACGTTAGAAGCAGTAAGAGATCTAGACTATTCAGAAAAGAAATTTCTTGCTGCTATGCAAGGTGTTGACCTTGACGCAGAAAGCGGAAAAGACAGAGGACAAAAAGAGTGGGAAGACATGAAAGCAAGAGTCTTTAGTGGTGGACAAACTGGAGACTCTAATGATGTTTTATCACTTCAAGGAGTAAACGCACAAAAAGCTGGCTTTGGAATTGGCATGGGATTAGATTACGAAAACCTAACCTGAGCAGCGTTTTATGCTATAATTGACTAAGCCTATATAGGAGGAATAAAAAATGGCAAATACACAAGAGGGTACAGAACTAACTCTGATTGATGGTACAAAGATTAAGGTACGTCCACTTAAGATTTCTTTGCTCCGTCCATTTATGAGTAAGTTTGAACAGGTGGCAGCTGTAGCAGACAACAACGAGAAGTCAATGAACATTCTTGTTGAATGTGTGCAGATTGCTATGAAGCAATACAAACCAGAACTAGCAGAGGACATTGCTGCATTAGAAGAAGTTCTAGATTTACCAACTGTATATAACATTATTGAAGCAGCTTCTGGAGTTAAACTTTCAGATGCAAACGCTTTGCTTAATACAGTACTTGCAAATAACTAAATAAAAGAGGTGTAACTGATGGCTGATGTAAATGCTAATATTGGCATACACATTGATTCGTCAGCAGCATTAGCTGAACTAAAAGCACTTCAACGTCAGATAGCAACATTTCATGCATCTATAGCAAAAAATAGTGCAGCAAGTGCTGCAGCACAAAAAGGTTTACAGACAAACCTTCTTAATTCTATAAATGCAACTGGTCAATTCCATGCACAAATGGGATTAGTCAGAACATCTACGGAGTCATTTACTCACGCACTAGAGAACAACAAACTCTCTATGCGTGAGTATTTCCGTTATGCGGGTGCTTCTACAAAATCATTTGGTAAATTGTTTAGAGCAGAATTTGACACAATTGGCAAGGTAGCAGAAGAACGTGTAAGAAAGATGCAGACCCAATATATTAAGATGGGTCGTGATGCATCTGGCGCAACTAAGGCAATGTCTATTACTCCAACAACTTTGAATATGAAAGATTTTGGAAATCAAGCAGCAGTTGCAGGACAAAAACAAGCAATATTTAATCAACTAGTTAAGCAAGGATCAACATCCCTTCTTAACTTTGGTAAGAATACACAATGGGCTGGTCGTCAGCTTATGGTTGGTTTCAGTGTTCCATTAATGTACATTGGCAGCATTGCCTCTAAAACATTTATGGAAATGGAAGAACAAGCAATTAGATTTAAGCGTGTGTATGGAGACATATTTACAAGTGCTGAAGAAACAGACAAGGCTATTAAAGAGATAGAATCACTTGCAAAGAGTTTTACTAAGTATGGCATAGCTGTTACAGATACAATGAAGATGGCTGCTGATGCAGCAGCAATGGGTAAAACTGGAGCAGAGCTTACTGCTCAAGTAGCTGAAGCTACCCGACTTGCTGTACTTGGCGGTGTAGAACAACAACAATCACTAGAAACAACGATCTCATTAACAAATGCATTTGGAATAGCTGCTGATCAACTTGCAGGTAAAATTAATTTTCTTAACGCAGTTGAAAACCAAACCGTTGTATCTATTGAAGATTTAACAATTGCAATTCCAAAAGCTGGTCCAGTAATTCAACAACTTGGTGGAGACGTAGAAGATTTAGCATTTTTCTTAACTGCTATGAAAGAAGGAGGAATTAACGCCTCTGAAGGAGCTAACGCATTAAAGTCTGGACTTGCTGCTTTAATTAATCCAAGTAAAAAAGCATCAGCAATGCTTATGGATCTTGGCGTAAATATTAATGGAATTGTTGAAGGAAATGTTGGCGATCTTCAAGGTACGGTAGTAGGGTTTGCAAAAGCACTAGATACATTAGATCCACTAAATCGTTCAAGAGCAATTGAGCAACTATTTGGTAAATTCCAGTTTGCTCGTTTATCAACATTATTTAAAAATATTACTACAGATGGAACACAAGCAAGTAAGGTTTTAAAATTAACTGAAGCATCTGTTGAAGAGCTTGCTATTATGTCAGAGCGAGAATTAAAAAGAGTTGAAGATGCAGTAGGCGTAGACTTTAAACAAGCTGTAGAAGATTTAAAAGTTTCGATTATGCCAATTGGAAAAGCTTTCCTTGAGGCTTTAACACCAATAATAAAATTTGCAGCAGAGATATTAAAGAAGTTCGATGGTCTTGGCGACGGTACTAAAAAGTTTATAGTTGTTGCAACTACACTAGTAGGTATACTTGGACCAACACTATTAATGACATTTGGTTTAGTTGCTAACGGTGCAGCTAACATCATTAAACTATTCCTTGCTCTTCGTTCAGGGTTCTTAAAACTTAGTGGAAATACAACGGTATTGTCTCAACAGACATCATACCTAAATGCAGAACAACTAGAAGCAGCAACTGTAGCAGCATCTCTTAACCAAGCCCATACAAGACTTACACAATCATTTAACTTAGAAGCTACCGCTGTCCATGCTCTTCGTAATGCTTATGTACAAGCAACTACAGCAGCACTAACATTTGCAAGAGCAAATCCAGGAATGATGTCACCAGGATTTAAGGGACCTACTTCAAAGAAGTTCTCTACTGGATCAACTTATGTTCCAGGAATAGGTACTAAAGATACAGTACCTTCTATGCTTACTCCTGGAGAAGCCGTTATTCCAAGAGATGTTGCACAAAACCCTGCATACCAACCAATCATTGATGCAATGGTTAATGGCAAACTTCAAGGGTTTAGTAAAGGCACAACAGCTGTTGTAGCCTTTGGAGCCCACCAACCATTTACTACTGCACATGAAGATATTGCTAATCAAGGAAAATCTCTTGCCGTTGCCGAAGGATCCGAATTTATACAGTACACATCAGCAGGAACTAAAGCAAAAAAAGGTGTTGTTTCTTTAGACACTAGAGTTAGACAAATAGAAGAATCTGTAGGAAAGCCACCAGTTGTTGCAACAGATCCATTTGCTGTAATGGAAGATTTAAAAAATAGAGGGATTACAGAAGTAAAAGTACTACTTGGCTCAGACCGTATGGAAAGCACAGTTTTTGATCTAGCAGCAGAAAAACACGGGATCACTTTAGAAAAAGTAGAAGTACCTAGAGTACCAGGTAGCGAAGACGATGTTTCTGCAACAAAGTTAAGAAAAGCAGTAGAGGATGGAGACCTAAAGGCTGCAAGAAAATTATTAGCAAAAGGAACATCTGCAGCAACTAAAAAATTAATTATTGATGAAATAAAAGAACACTATAAAACAGAAAAAAGTAAAGTTACACTTTTTGATAGAGAGTATAACGCTAGAACTCCAGATGGCGCAGATGGACTTAGAAAACTTATAGATAAGTTTGTTCCTGGAGAAAAAGCAGATACATATGTTTTTACAGATCCAAAAACAGGAGAGCAAACAACTCTTAGTAGAGAAAAAATAATAAAAGCATTTGATCAAAAATCTCAGCCAGGACAAAAATTTAATGCTAGCTCAATACAAAAAAGATTAGTTATTGGAACTGGGTATAGAGGATCTGGCATAACTTCTGCAAGATCAGGTAAAATATCAGATCTAGCTAAAGAAGCAGGGTATCCAAACAAAATTCAAGAACAAGAAGCAATTGAAAAATATCTTAAAGAGCGTGGTATTGAACTTACGCCAGGACAAAAAAAGAGTTATTTTCAACTTGAACAAGCACACCTTATTGAGTCTGTAGATTCAGATGGAAATAAAATATTTAGAGCAGCAAATATTGTTCCAGAGTTAGGTTGGTCAAATAATTATTTAAATACCGTAAAGGGTAGTATTGGTCAAGATCTTTTAGCTATGACAGATGATCAACTAAAAGCACGAGGAACCGATAGAGCTAGTGTTCAACGTTTAGTAGATGGAGAGCATCCAAATACTGCTGCATTGGCCAAAGCAATGCGAGCTACTGCTGTATTAGATGTAGAAAGAAATCCTACAAAAGCAATAGCACACGCAACAATTGCTGGTATGGACTACAGATTTGATACAGGTTTTTATCCAGCAACTGGCGGTAGACCAACCATTGCTGAACTATTCCCTGATGATGCAACTGTTAAAGCACAGACAAAAGAAGATAAAATCTTTGCAGAAACTGATAAAAATGTAAAAAATAGTAGATTTAAAGATGAGCCAGTTACTAGGTACGGAGAAAAGATATCTAAAACTTCAGGCTTCAGCTTCGAAGAAGCAAATCATTTAGGCGGAGTATATAAAAAATCAGATGGCACACAAGTATTTGTAAAGCCTATGATGACTGAAGACATAGCTCTTGCAGAACAACGTTTAACAGAAATTGGAAGAAGAGTTGGTTTAGACACCCCAGAGCAAACACTAAGAGTTATAGAAGATTCAAAAACAGGTAAAAAACTATTTGCATTAGAGTCTCCATATAATGAAGCATTTGATCCAGCAACAATTCCAAGAACATTTAGTGAAAATGATTACTTTACACAAGTAGTTGCAGCAGGCGTTCGTGGAGACACAGACCTTAAAAAGGGAAATCTTGGAGGAAGTGTACTAACAGATCCTGGAAGATCTGGAGTATTAAATAAAGCATCTGGCCCAAGATATCTGACTATGGATATTCCTTCAATAAAAGAAATAGCAGAAAAGAATTTGGGTGGAGTTTCAGGTCCAAATGCTGCAAGATCTCCACAATGGTTTGGAAATGCAACTGTTGACATTGCAAAGAGCATGACTCCAGATGTTTACCACGACAAAATGCTTGCAGAACTTAACAGGCAAGAAGGCATAATAAAACAAGCTTTAATAGATTTTAATTTAAATCCTCTAGAAAGACCATACTATGAAAATATGCTTACAAGAATTGAGGAAGCTAAAGGAGTTGACTGGAGAGAATTACACAAAAGACATACATCTATTGTAATTAAACCAGATGAAGAAATTGAAAATGTAAAAACTGGAAAAACAAGAAAACCACAAACAGAGTCTAGACCTGCAAACATTAAGTCTTCTTCTGGAGATCCAGGAGATTCAAAAATAGCACCACCACTTAAAAAAGATGAAGAAGTTGTTCAGGGTTCAAAAGCTAAAAAAGGTAAAAAGGGTCAAAAAGCTCCAAGAGTAAAGACTGTTCGTCCTGGATTTGCTGATGCCAGAATTTCTCAAGCTGATGCATTGGCTGGTTTGCTAAAGCCAAATACAAGCGGAATGAAAATTACTATGCCAGGAGCTGGACTTTCAGATGCTGAGTTTAAAAAACAATTTGATGCATTAAACACTGAATTCAAAAATACAACTGGAAGATTTAAAGACCTTGGTCATAAAGCAAATATTGCATCTGGTGCTGTTGCTGGCTTAACAATGATGGCTGCATTCTCAGGTGGAAAGCTTGGAGAAATAGCAACTGCCGCAATGCCTTTTGTATTTGGTATACAAGGAATAGTAGCACTTCTTCCAATGCTTGCAAATCCTTGGGTAGCAGCAGTTGCAGCTATTGCGGTATTAGGAGTATCAGTACTAATGATGAATAAGCAGATTGAAGATGCTAGAAAAGAAGGAATTGGCTTAGCAAATGCTATGTCTATGACTTCTAAAAAACTTCAGTCTTTATCTGTAATAACTGACACCGTTAGTGCTTCAGAAGAGGCATCAAAAAGAAGAGACAACATTGTTTCAGGAACAACAGAAGCACAAAGAACAGTTGGACAAAATCTTCTTGAAAGTGATTTTGGAAAAAATTTATTAGGAGATATAGATATTCTTGCAAAATCTGGATTAACCTCAGATGCAATTGCAAAAAATGTTTCAACAGGCCTTAGCCAGGCAGTTCTTCAAGGCGTTATAACAACAGAACAAGCAGCAAGCATTGCAGCAGCTCTTGGTCAAAAACTTGGTAGTTATGAGATTCCAGCAAAAATTACTGGTAATCTTGTTAAACTTCTAGGACCTGATGGATCAAACTTATATGAAAATCCATTAGAGATAGCTTTAAAAATAAAAGCAGACACATACACCAATGTCAAAGATGCTTTCGAACAAGCATTAGTTGGTGCCAATGACATGGCAGTTTGGAATTCTTTGCCAGGTTGGAAAAAGGCTATTGATATTGCAGTTGGCGCTACAGGAGTAGGAGTTCTACCATTTGGTGAAACTGAATTTAAGTCAAGAAATGCAAAACTAGATGCAGCTGCTGTTCAACTTGGAGCAGAAGCAATAGCTCAAAATCAACAATTGCTAGATGGTGTAAAACAAGAATATGATATAAAGATTAAAAATGCAAAAACAGAAAAAGAAGTTATTGACCTTCAAAATCAGAAAAAAGCAAAAGTTGATGAACTAAATATTGCAAATGCAGAAACACTTAAGCAAGTACAGACCCTTGGATCTGGGCTAGGCTCTGATGATTTTACAAAAGCAATTAATGCATCAATTGATGTTTTATATAAAGATTCATCTGATGCAGTTAAAGCATTTGTAGGACAAGCAAAAGATAACCTTTCAGAGCTTTCAGATACACCATTTAAAAAGACAATACAGCTAGGTTTTGCATCTAAACAGCTAAGCGCCTCAACAGTATTAAAGATATTAGAGTATTCTGCAGAAAATAAAAACTTAGAAGGAGTAATTAATTTTACAATAAATGAACAAGGGTTTGCTGACACTGCTGTTATGATGGACCTTTTTGCTAAGACTGGTGCAGATGCAAAAACTGTAGAAATTTTATTTAATTATGTAAACAAAAATAAAGAATCTTTTGATACTGACATAGAAGCAGTTGCAGCAATTGCAAATATGGAACAAGCGTATGGGATAAAATTAAATCTAAAAGCAAATGGTGTTACACAAATAATTAATGCTACAAGAGCAATAGCATCAATTAAAGACTTACCAGAGAAACTAGACTTTAAACTAGTACAAGAACTTGCTGGAACAGACCCATTAGTATTTAAAGGTGTTAAAGATAACTGGGCAGAACTTTCAGAAGGAAAAGAAACAATAAATAAAAGCCTTGTTGTTAATTATACAATAGCCTCAAATGATCCAACGTTTAAAGCAGAAGCTGGTACAGGACTTACAACTATTTCAAAACTTATTGGAAAAGGTTATGATAAGCCAGACCCTACAAAAATTATTGACGACAATCTTAATGATCCAGTCATCCCACCACCAAGAGATACCACACTAGATGAAATGCTTAAGAAACTTAAGTTTGTTCGTGATGCCTCAATTGATGCTGAGGGAAGCCTATCATATTTAATGAAGATTGTTTCTGGCAAGGGTATAACAAAATTTGCTGGAGTATCTCAACAATTAATGGCTGGTACAAAGGGTGGATTTAATAGAGAATTCATAGGCATGCTTGAGAGCATGGACAATAAAACTCGTGATATCTATATGCGTGTTAAAAAAGGTAAGGTTGTATTAACTGAACAAGGCGTAGCATTAAAAGCAGCCTTTAATGAAAAGGTTGTTGGAGAATATCATGATGCTCAAATTAGAGTTGTTCAAGATAGTGTAGCCCAAGATGCAGCATTTAAGAAACTAAAAGCAGCAGGAGTAGATACTGCAACTGCTCTTGAAATGACAGCAGATGCTAACCTAGCTGTTGCTATTAATGCTAAAAAAATAGATAAGAAAAAGATGCTTGAAATGGCTGCTGCAGCAAAAGCAGCCAAAGATGAAACTCTTGGTTTAGATAGAGCATTAATATCAGTTATTGATAATTCTCAAAAGGAATTAGACAAAGCAAATGAAGACCTTAATACTTTATCTAAGGCAAGAACAAAATTTAACTACTCAGCAGAAGACCTAAAAATAATAGGAGATAGCCCAACATTACTTAATACTGTAAAGAAAATGCTAGATCCTAAAACAGCAGCCCCAGAAGTTGACAAACTTAAAAAAGATATAGAGCTTGGATTATCAAATATTAAAACTACGGTCAAAGTAAATGCAAACATTTCTGATCTAAAAAGATCTATAGAAGAAATTGCTGGCAGTGTTCAATCCATATTTGATCGAGCAATGTCTAATATGCAAAAAATAATTGCAGCAACTGAAGCAGGAATAGCAATTAAATGGGACCCAATTATTGCAGGCGCAGATAAAGCCGTTGATGAAATTCAAGCAACAATTGACGATAAGATTACAATAGACCCAGCTACTGGAGCTGTTACTAAAGTTGAAGATGGATTACAAACAATATTTGACAAAGCTTCAGACAAGGTTGATGCTCAGAACAAACTATATGATAAAGCAGTAGAAGATATAGAAGATGCATACACTACCGATACAGCTGGGTTTGTTCAAAAAATTAAAGATCTTAACACTGAAATTAAGAAAATACAAGATGCTAAAGACATAAAGATGGATTCAAAGATTAGTGTAGCAATGGGATTTGGAGATTCTCTCGGAGGCCTTGACACTAACGCTTTATCTTTAGAGGGAGCAGAAAAGTTTGTAGCAGATACACAGGTTAGAATTCAAGAACAATTTAATAGACCGATTGAAATGTTTCAACAAGAAATTGCATCATATAACAGAACAATCGAAATGCAATATACTCGTGCTGTTGAAAAAATACAAAAAGAAATAGAAGGAATTCAAAGAAAAATCTCAATTGATTTTGAGTTGCCACTTAGTGATATGCAAGATGAGTCTTCTAAACTAAGTGAAGACTTAGCGGTAATGGATAAGATAGCTGAATCAATTAACGATAAATATAAAGTACAAGAAGACGCACTAACAAAAGTTGCTGAGCTTAATCAAGACATTGTTGAACAACAAAAGCAACAACTTGGATTGGCAGATGCTTTAAGTAAGGGTGATATTTCAGCAGCAGCTGCTGCAGTACAAGACATTAGAGCAACTCAAGCAGCAAAATCTTTGGGATCACAACAAGGAACGCTAGGAAAAGCAAAAGAAGCAGAACTTGAAGCAGTCAAATCTTCTTCTGGATTAACTAGAGATCAGATTGCTGCAAGACAGTATGCAATTGAAAGAGCTTCTTATGAAATTCAAGTACGACGAGCAGCGCTAGAAAAAGACATTGCAGAGAAACAAGAAAAAATTTATAATATTGAAAATAGTGAAGGTAGACTTGCATATATTAAAGCAATTAAAGACAAAGAAGATCAAATATATGCTTTAGAATTATCTAGACAAACTGTTAACAACGGTCTATATGCAATTCAAACACAGATAGAAGCAAAGAATGCTGCTATAGCTGTTCAGCAAGCAGCAATAAATACACAAGAAGATAAGATTCAAGAAAAACAAGATGCAAGAGAAGCAGCAATCAAGAAAGCACAAACAGATCATAAAAATGAGATGATTGGTTTAAATGCAGATCTTAAAAAAGCAGAAGATAATTTAAAAACGGCACAAGATGCATTAGCAGCAGCTCAAGCAAAAGCAGACGCTCTTAGAAAAGCTAAAGATGCAGAAATAGCCGCTGCTACTGAAGCAATGAAGGCTGAGTTTGCAAAAATAGAAGCTGGGTTAAAAGCAGCAGAAGCAGCAGCATTAGATTTTACTAAACAACTAGGACTTGCTAAAACTGCAGCAAAAGAACTTGCAGCTCTTTATGCTGATGCTATAAAAAAACAAACCGATGCTGATGCTGCAAAGTTAGCAGCTGAAAAGAAAGAATTAGAAGATAGAGAAAAAGCTGATAAGAAAATATTAGCAGATAGAATAGCAGCAGCCAAAGCCAAAGTAACGGCAGCAGAAGAAGCATTAGCAAATGCTATTGAAAATCAAGAATCTAGCACAATAATTAGTGGATTAAGAGCAAAATTAAATGAAGCAAGAAAAGCATATGCTCTTAGCCCTGAAGGTATGCTAGAAGCAAACGCTAACGTTATAACTCCAACTCCAACTCCAACTCCAAACCCTGGAACAATTGGACCTAAAGGAACTTACACAGAAGGACTTTTCTTAAACCCTCAGCTTAAAGGAATGAACCCTGAAACAATAGCAGCAATATTAAAGGGAATGGGATATTATAATTATGGCGGACTAATTCCTGAGATGTTTGCTGCTGGAGGATTTAGCAAGGGAACTGATACAGTTCCAGCAATGTTAACTCCAGGTGAATTTGTTGTCAGAAAAGCAGCGGTAGATAAATATGGCATGAATATGCTTAGTGCATTAAATGAAGGATATTTACACAAGGGCGGTCCAGTAGGTCATAAACATAAATACGGTGCTTCTTCAACTCCACCAGGTGGTTATACAACATCTGGACAGACTACAGGTAACGGCAGATACCAGCATGGTCCTGGATTAACTAGAGACGGAAATCCTTCGGGATGGAAAGAAATCTTTAAAAAAGAAAATTGGGAGCAGACAGCAAACTTCTTTGGCCTACCATCAATTGGTAAGACTATCCAAGACTTAGTGAAATATGGTGGCCCATCGCCAGTGGCCCCTCTAGCAATGACGATTGCTAGACTTACAGGTCAAGAAATGAAGTCTAGTGTTGGAGATAACCTAATTGCTGGATCATCCGTTATTCCTATTCCAATTGCAAAATTAGCAAAACCAGTAGTAAACGCTGCAGCCAAAGTAATTCCTCAAGGTGTAAAAAAGTTTGTTGAAAAAGATTTGGGCATTGATATGTTTACTAAGCTATCAGCCAAATTAAATCAACCTGCTGCTGCAGCTGTTGCTTCAAAAGTTGTTCCAGAAACACCTACAGGTAAAGCAGGAATAGGAAAATTAGCAACTTTTAAATTATTAAAGAATGCAACACACGCATCCTGGTCAGATAATTTAGCAGGGAAAACTTTAGATCCCATGGGTTGGAAGTCTGGAAAAGCAGATTCAATGGGTAGATTAAACTATTTAGGAACAAAAGAAACATTTGAAAGTGCAGGTGAAAATGTATATAAGCTATCATTACTTAGCTTAATAAAAGCATCTAGTGGAAAAGGTCTTATAAAGGGATATGATTTCCAAAAGGAATTTGGAATGTATCCAGGAGGGGTTAAACCAGATTCCGAAATTTGGAAAGCATTTTTAGATAGCAAATACACTGGAGTTTTAGGGGACATTGTTAATGAAGTTGGCTTAAAAATGCCAGTAAGGTATACTCCAGTTAAACTAGCCCCTAAAATAGTTCCAGAAGATATGGGTCGTATTGATATATCAGAATTTTTAGATTCCTATACCGCTACTTCAAAGGTTGCTGCCCCTGAAGTTCCAGTTATTGCAGACGTTCCTGTAGCAAAACCTAAACTACCAGAGGGATACTCGTTAAATGTAGATACATCAGATCCATATTTGAATTTTATAAATGTAACAAAAGATGGCGAAAAAATAGGCCAACTAAGCTGGGATAAAATAACTAACGTTGTTGAAGGTATAAAAGTACTTCCTCCACACCAAGGTCAACTTATTGGAACAGAAATGTGGAATTATGCTAAATCAATTTCTCCAATTACGCATAGTCCTTATAGAACACCAGCAGGAGATAAATTTGCACATAGCATTGGGGACGAAGTAGTACCTTTGAACGATGGCTGGCTTCCAGGAGATTGGTCAGAAGGTTTATTAAATGCAGCTAAGGCACGTGCAGCAGCAAAATCTGCTCCAATATCTGTAGCCAATGCTGCCCCTGAAGTCCCACCTGTTATGGCTGCTCTTCCAGCTCCACCTGTTAGAGCTGCTCTTTCAGCTCCACCTGTTAAACCTGAAGTTGTTAATGTTATGAATCCTTCAAAAGCAAGTAAAACAATTCTTAGAAACTTGCAAGGAAAAGCACTTCAATTTGCTGAAGCAGACGGAAGAGCTTTACCAGAAATGACATTAGGCGCTAAAGGAATGATAGATGCACATGCTATTCTTGGTAGCGCACCAACAACAGATCTAGCTAAAGCCTACCATTATTATTGGGAAGAAGCATATTCTATTTTAGCTAAGCAAGGCGATGCATCAGTTCAAGGAATGTCGAAAGAAGATTTTCTATACAAAGTAGGGTCGTTTGGAAAAGGGGCGTTCGCTGGGAAAAATGATCTAGCAACTGTTGTCCCAGATTTTATGAAATCTGCAAATAAAGCATATGCCGAGGCACACGGACTAGATCCAAATCAACAGCTTGCTATGTTTAAAGCTACTCAAGCATTTAGCGAACTTGGCGGATATTGGAGCATGTCATCAAAAATGGCAACAGCCTATGGGCAGCAAGGTAGACATTTAAATCTTGCAGGTAGCAACGCAGGCACATCAGGATTTATGGGAAGCAACGCTGGTATATATAGAATAGATGTTTTGCCAGAACAAGTTCCAACACCACTTTCTATTGGTGGCATGTTTGATGAATTTACATCCTTCCTACCCCCAAAATTAGTAGATGAAATTGGTGGGGCAACAAGAATTGCAAAGGGGGGACTGCCACTTGGTCATGGCCCTAATAGAGCAAATGTAGCCGAGGAAATTTACTCAATTGTTCCAGGAGCAAAGCTTCCAGAAGGAATGACACTAAAATCACTTAAGCAATTACTAAAAACAGACTTACATGGTAAAGGTGCAATCCATCCTGGGCAAGATGCTCTATTTGCAAAATTGCTTGATATGGGAGCAATTAAACCAAAGAACTTTACGCCTGATGGAATTCCTACTCCTCCACCTACACCTTTAACCCCAGAAGTAGAAGCATTAATTGCAGATGGAAGAAGCTGGAATAATAAGAGAGCAACAGAATTAAAAGTTACAGAAAAAGAAAATCCAGATTATGCTAAATTATATGATTTACAAAAAGAGGTAGCCGAAGAAGAGTTTGCTATACGAATGAGTGGGGAACGGCTAACGTATCCCCATCCGCCAAAATACCAAGCACTTTACGGTTCAGAACCCACTCCAGAAAAAGCACTTTTTGATAAACATAGCGCAAATGATAGCCCATATTGGAAGTATAAGAGCGATAGAGACTATTATGAACATGAATTAGCCACATTAAATAAAGCAGAAAAATTTGGCATTCCACCAGCAGACGTTCTTGCATTAAGAAATTATTTAGAAAAACCGCTACTTGGTCATCTTCCCAACCAAAAAGCTGCAATTAACAGTCTGGTTGAAAAATTTATTATTCCAGAAGGAACAACTTCATATCGTGGACTTAGCGATGTAGATTTAGAGGCGCTGTCTGGTTTACAAATAGGAGAATCTTTTGTATCTCCAACAGTTAGATCCATAACTAATGATTACGATGCTGCTGCAAAAATTGCAGCATTTGGTGGAACTAGCGGAGGACAAACAGACGCTTTAGCAGTAATAAACTTTGGCGAAGGCGTAAAAGGAATACCCGACATTGCTGCATTTGCTGAATCCCAAGGGTTAAGTCACGAGGGCATTATTGCCCCTAATACAAAGTTTATACTAGAAAGCTTTAAACCAGCAGCTACAACAGCATCAAGATATGAAAATCAAGTAGGAATTCATCAAATAAATACTGTTCCAGGTGAAGGTGAAATAATAACAAAAGATGTAAATGAATATGTTTTAAGAGCAGTTAATGCTGATGCGATTTCAATTCCAGCAATCAGCCCAGCAACAGCAATACCACCTGTTTCTTTACCTGACCCAAAGATACCAAAAATTATAGAGTCTAAGATAAGTGCTTCAAAATTAAAAAAATTAACTAAACTAATTGATGAAGACTATACCCCAAGCAAGTCTGATACACATAGATTAATGATGGCAACTGGAGGACTTGTTCCAGGCCTTGGAAATAAAGACACTATTTCAAGCATGCTTACCCCAGGAGAATTTGTTATTAAGAAGTCAGCAGTAGATGCCTATGGTGCAAATAATCTAGCAAAAATAAATGACGGTATTTCTACAGACTCTTCAGTGTATAATTATAGTTTAAGTGTAAATGTCAGCGGTAACAATTTAAATGCCGACGATATTGCTAGCACAGTAATGCAGAAGATTAAGTATATTGATGGACAAAGAATTAGAGGACAACGATAATGGCAACAACAGCATACATGTCTGGAAGACGCAGGTATCAAAGACCACAGGCAATGCTATGGTCTAATAATGCTGGCACACTGTCAAATGGTCTTTATGTTCCAACGGGATATGAAGTAGGAACTGATGCACCAGATGCTACAGCTTCAGAGATAGACCAGTTCTTAATAATCTCAGATCACAATAGACAGCCTATTGAGTTTAAACCTACTCGTATTGAGAAGCGTGAAAGAACCATTAATGGAAGAATGAGATCTTATCATATTGCAGATAAGATGACAATTACTACATCATGGGATAACCTGCCATCAAGAGCATATCCTTATGTTGCAGATTTTGAAATTGCAACAGGACTATCTCCGTATAAAGGTCAGAGCCCATCTCAAGAGTTTACAGTAGATGGCGGAGCAGGCGGAGCAGAACTTTTAGACTGGTATGAAAACCACAAAGGACCTTTCTGGATATTCTTATCATATGATAAATATAAAAACTTTCAAGAGGGCGAAACCCAGTTTAATAATTTAAATAAGTATAGCCAAATAATGGAAGTCTATATATCTGATTTCTCATATTCTGTTCAAAAACGTGGTGGGACTAATATGGATCTCTGGAATGTCTCTGTAACCCTGGAAGAGGTTTAAGTGTTTGTAAGTGAGGCACTGAAGGGTCATCTAGAGGCATCAGCGACCGTTAGGCTGCAGAGTTTGGTCTTGGCTGAGTGGAACATGAACATGCCAGATAACATCTTTAAACTGGGTAATTACCGATATAGACCCACAACCCCATCTAGTAAGTTTTTTACACTTCCTATAGACTTTGACCAGCTCGATTCTGGAGGGTACTATACTGGAGCCACCGATTCTAACGTAGTAGTCAATAGTGG